GGCCGGAAATATACCGGCACCCGGCGCCGCTCTTTGGGGGCAATTTCATCATAGAACTGGGCCACCCGTTTTTTAAGCTCTTCAAAGATCGGCATTGACTGAACGAATGCCGCGCCCTTGTTATCGTAGTTTGTGTGGCAATCTCCACAACCAAACCACCGGTTTAACAGATGTGTTGCCACTGACGGGCAGCCGCTGGTCTCGTTTTTTGGGATAATATGGCAGATTATAGCGGCCGGGTTTATGGCTTTGGTACCTGCCAACGGTTTGCCGCAATTTTCGCAAACTTTGGGCGCCTTTGCCAGTTGGCTGGCGAAAAATACGCCCTTTGCTTTCTTTTCCTGGCGCTTTACATCGGGTGGTTTGACGCCTTTTAACTTCATTTCCTGGCGTTGCTGCCAGTATGGTTTTTGGTTGCTCATGCGCTTTTAAATTGCGGTAAGGTTATAACGCCGCGCCTTACCAGTTCAAAAAATGAAAGGCGACACGCGGCCACGTCGTTACCCGCGTCGTGCGCGCCTTCAAAACTCGAATTGAATAAGCATTTATAAAGCTCTTCTAAACGCGGCCATTTATATGGCTGGCGGGAATTGAACCGGCCACGGTTGGGAAATGGCACTTTACAAAAATCAACGGTTGTTTCCATGGTGCAAATTTTCGCCCGGGCTGGGTTGGGTTTTGCTTTCTTTTTGTAACGTATCATTTCAGCGCCTAAAATTGGGTAATCAAAACCCAGGTTGTGCGCTACCAGTATGTCCGACGCGTCCAGGTGGCTAATAAATTCGTCCAACACTTCCGGCATGGGCCGGCCCTTTGCCTGGTTCTCTTCCGTGCTATAGCCGTGTTTTATCCAGAATTCCTCCCTGGGTATTTCCCAGCCATCTGGCTGAATAAGGAATTTACCGGCGCCATTTACCTGGCCGGTTTCTAGGTCGGCGCGCTCCCAGGCTAACTGAATAACCCGCGGCCAATTGTTTAGGTCCTGCATGGGCGCCTTGTAGTTCCTGGGCGTACCGGTTGTTTCCGTGTCGAAAAATGTTGCATTCATGTTGTGAGCTTTTTAACTGGGCGGCCAGCCCGGCTGCCGCCCGTACATCTTAAAGCTGGCATTTTGCAGGTTTATGCCAAACCTGCCGGGCACTCTTCTGCTTATTCGGGTTTTAATAATTATTCGGCAGGCTCTTCAATTTCACCCCCTGGCGCGTCCGCGGATTGCGCCACTTTCTTTTTACGGCCACCTTTGGGCTTTGCGGGTGGCAGCGCGGGCGTGTTGGGTGTTTCGTCCAATACTTCCGCTTCCTCATGATCGGCGGCCGCCACGCGCTTCATGGCTTCCGGGTCAGCGGGTAAAATTTTAGCCGTTGATTCCTGGCGTTTTTTATTCAGTTCAAAATATTCCTCTGTAACGTCATGCAGGCCTTTAGTATCGGACTTAAAAACGGGCTTTTCCGGTTCCGCAATCTGCATTTTGGTAACCGGTTTATCTTCGAACATGTTTAACTGGCCATCGGTACCACGCTTTACACCTTCATAATACTTGTGCAACTCTTCATCAACACGCGTTAACCGGTCGCGTAGGTCGTCCATGAAGGTGTAGCGGGTTTGTTCGCTTTCTTCAAAAAGGTAATAGGGGGTATTTGAATTATAGGCCTTCCCATTCCATAACAGCCGGGTGCCGGTAATAGTTACGCCTTCATTATCGCCGCCAATGGAGTAACTGGAAACTTTAAAACCCTCGATCAATTCGTCCTTATAGTTGGCAATATCCTTAACCGATTTTAAAGGTATTTGTCCGGTCATAACCGCAAAGTGAATTATTAACGCGTCGAATGCCTTTTTTAAGTCCGGGTGAATGGGGGCGTTAAAAACTTCGCTACCGCTTGATTTGGTGCCATTTTCGGCCGTTTTGGTAAAGGAAATTTCAACCTTTTCCCCTCCCTTTACCAGTTTGGCCTTGTCAATAGTTAACAACATGTTTTTTGGTTTTTATTATGAATTTTCTAAATAAAAGCAGCTCCTTTGATAGTTCGTTTTCGGGTTTGTAGGTCCTAAAATTGAAAATAAATTGACGTTTTTTCATATCTCCATGATCTGACACCCGTATCAGTACGCCAAACATTTCCAGGTAGGCGCTTTGGCCGGTGAACTGTGAAAATGTTATAGTATAATCAACTGAAAAATAGTTCAATACACCTATAACGCGGGATAACAGTTTATTAAAGGCGTTACGCCTTTTTTTTCCGTAACTCTTCATCTTGTTTTCGGCTTTCGGTTATGGCTTCCTTACTTTCACCATACTTTACCAGGTAACGGCTAAGGTCTTCCATCATGCCGTCCATTGTTTTGGCCCTGTTTATTATCTCGTTTATCCGGGCTTCGTGGTCAACCTTTACACTTACTTTGTCGGTGTATACGTAATCAATGCCGGGCTTTATGGGGTTGCCTTCCTTGTCTTTGATAATGCCGTTGTAAATCAGTTGGCGGCCCTCGCAGGTCTTTTGCTCTTCCTGTTCCTCCCAGGCTTCGGCCAGCAATGGCAAAAGGCCGTCAATAAGTTCGGCCCTTTTATCTGCTAATAGTATCATAAGCGAAGGAATAAGGCCGGACGTAACGCCGCCCGGCCAGGTTTAAAATTATTGAATGTTGTCTAAAACCAGTGTAAGATCCTCCACGGCGCCAGCCACGGAACGATCGAAAGCGGCAAAAGCCTGCTGTAACTTATTATCGGAAATTTCTGGCTTTTTACCCATGGCGGCGGCAAAATTGCGCAACCACTCATTTAACCGGTCTCGATCTGAAAGGGCAGCCTGTCGGGCGGTTTCGGCTTCCTGGTCTTTGCGCTGCTTGATCTGGTCCTGCATTTTCAAACCGTTTTCCAGCTCCAACACAAGACCCGCCACTTCCATGGCCCAGGGTTCCGCGTCAAAGTTTTCCAGTTGGCTTTTGGTTACAAAAAGCGGCGCAATGTCGGTATAGTTAAAAAGCCTTTTAAATGAGCCGTCCGCTTGTTCCTTCATGCCAAAGTGCGCGAATAATTCGGCTTTCCGGTTTACTATCATGTTGCGGCGCTCTTCTGCCTCTTTGCGGTCCTTTTCAGCCTGTTCCAGCCGTTTTAATTCAGCCCGTTCCTTTTCCTGGTCTTTGGCCTGTTGGGCGCCTTTCAGCTTTTTAACCTCTTCCGTAACGTTATTTAATTCGGTTTCCCAGTCCTGGCCTTCCAGGGTTTCCACTTTTGCCCGGTGAATAATAAAGTTGCCACAATCCAGGGTTTTGAACTCCCACACATGCGTGCCAAAGTTGTAGAACATGCCCAGCGCTTCCAGGTGGTAGGCCCTGGCCTTTGTCCTAGCTTCCATGGCTTCCTTCTTTTGGCGGTCGATCGCTGCCTGCTGCTCTTCCATCTCCCTTTTTTGAGCGTCCAGCTTTTTCTGCATCTCTTCCTGTTCTTTGCGTTGGGCTTCCAGGCGGTCGGCCTCTTCTTTTTTCTTTCGTTCCTCTTCCGCTTTGGCGGATACAATAGTGGCGTTTTCCTGCGCTACCCGCGCCAGGAATGTGGCATAATCTTCGTCGGTCATGGTTTTAAGGGTAACCACGTCCATGCTTATAGTCGCCCCAATGGCGTAATAGTTGCCATTAAAGGCCATTCCGTTGTCCAGCAATTCAGCCACACGCCCCTGCAGGCGCGCCTGGGCTTCCCGTTCAGCCTTTTGCTTTATAGCCTCTTTTTCGGCTTCTATGCGGTCCAGCTCTTCCTTTAGCGGGGTTTCAACCTCTTCCAAAAGTTCGGTTAAATCGCGCTTTTCCTTATCAATAGCCTGGGTAATTTCCAGATAATCGGCTTTAATAACCTTATGTTTTTTATCCACTTCCAGGCGCTTGTTGCGTACTTCCTGCCATGCCTCTTTTACCTTTTTTTGGCCTTCCTTGTCGTCCACGCCGGCAATAGTAAGGCCCTTATACAATTCCTTTTTTTCAGCAATCCAGGCACGGCCCACGTCAAAGCGCGCCACTTCCTGGGCGGCTTTTTCTTTTGTTGTTAATTGGGCCGGTGGCTGCATAATGACCGGGGGTGGTAATTGGGGTATTTCTTCAATCGGCAGATCAGTAGTTTTGTTGCCTTCAATAAGCTGGGCGCTGGGTTTTTTTGCGCCTTTTTTTGCTGTTGTTGTAGCTTTTGCCATAAAAATGTAATGATTTATTTACGGGCAAATATATCAAAATAGAAACATTCCCGAAATTATTTCGGCCTTATTTTTTAAACTATTTCGACATTTATTTTATGTATTGCCAACATTAAGGCTTTTTTAAGGCGGAAAACCGCCAGGCCTTCTGTGGCTTCGCTCTTTACATCTTTCACCCGAAAAGTGCCATCCGGGTAGTATAAAACAAAATCGGCCTCATATGTACAGATCAAAACCCCGTTAACGATTAACGGAAACGATACATGGCATTCGATTTTAGTAATTTCACCGGCTTTTTTAAGCATTTTGCAGCGGCCGTAATACTGGCTTTCCTTTTTGCTGTCGAACTTGATACCGTCCACAACCGTGGGCGTGTTGTTGTATTTTAGGCGGGGCGCGGTATTTTTTTTACGCTGTTCCTGTTGGTAGTAGGCCTGATATTGCTCAGGCGTCCAGCTTTCCTGTTTCATTGTTTTTAAATTTTTGTCGTAAGTCGGACCCAATACCAGAAATTGCACCGGCAACGCTGGTTAGTTTATAATCCAGGTCGTTACCGGCTGCCCGATCTTCTGGCGTGTTATACACCTGTTTTGTTGCAATGTGGGGCGCCTGCACTTCCTGGCGCTCAATTTCCTGTTCCTGCATGGCTATCTTCGTATCCCGCCGTTCGGCATAATAGGCGTCGGCCATTTCCGTAATGGTGGTCAGGTCAATACGTTCGTAAACTTTTACCAGTTTACCCCTTTTTGCAAGGGCAAACATCATTGCATAATCTTCAAGGCGAAAATTTCCCGCCTCTTCCATCAGCATGGCGGCAGCTTCAAGGATCTGATCCTCGTTCATATTCCTAGCCACGTTAATACTGGCGCAATAATCCCGGACCATTACGGCAATAAGCAGCAATACAACCGGCTGCCCGTTATCTTTTATGAGGTCCCTAATTTGCGGGTAACGAACGACGCCCAGGTAATCCGGTTTCCCCTCAGGAAATAACTGTTTTACCGCCATACCGTACGCCAGCTTTGCCACCTGGCGCTCTTCCGGCGTTTGTTTATCATTGCCCAGCGCCACCATACACTGCCGCAATTGTGTGTGCAAGGCTGGCGGTTGATACGTTGCCACCTGTTGGCCCACTGTTTCCGGTTTGCTTTTTTGAATGCCCATTTTTTAACTGGGTTATGATATTTTGAATATTCGAATTTATGTCTATCAGCCTGGTTTTAGTCTGTAAAAACCCGTCCAGGCGGTGCCAATTATTTAGCACATATTGCCACGCCTCATGCGCTTTATCTTCCACAGCCTGGTCGCCTGGGTGGGTCAGTCCATCTTTTGAAATTCTATCTAAAGCAATTTTTTTAAAATAAGCTACAAGGCTGTTAGTAGCCGCGCCGCTGGCTTTGCCATAAGGCGGGGGCGCTCCGGTTAAATTTTTAAAAAACGCGTCGTATGTGGCTGTAAATCGCTGGAAAATGCCCAATTGTTTGGGTTCGTCGTCGCCGGCCTGTTTTTTAGGTTTCTTCTTTGGCTGTTCAACCGGTGGCGGATCTTCTGCTGGGGGCCCTGTTATATCGTTAGATATAACAGGAATAGTTTCTTTAAGAGTACTTTTTTCAATAGTACTTTGTAGTACCCCGGTTTTCCGTTCCCGCCTTTTCAGGTGTGGATTTTTCGGCGTCGGTATTTTCGAAAGCGAATTTTCCGCATCCGAAAAATCCGCATGTTTGCTGGGGTCGTCACAAACAAAGTAGTTGATTTCCGGCAATTTTCCACGTCCTGACCCGTTTGACTTTACACAGATTATAAATTTTTTTTCTTCCAATTCCTGCCATGCCCGGTTAATGGCATCCCGGCCTTCAGGTAATTTTTGATATATCCAATTTTTGTGTAAAACCCAATCCCGGGGCAAGCTCATAATAAAGCAAAGCAACCCCATTGCGCGGGCGGAAAGGTCAGATTTAAAAATAACATTACTTAGCAGCGTGTAGTCCCGATCTGGGTAAGTCCTATTGATACGGTTCATAAGGGAATAGAAAAGAAAAACCGCTTTGAAAAAGGCCGTGCGGGGCCGTAATCCAAAACGGTAAATCATTACATTTTATAAAGTCAACGCAAATATAACGCCCGCACGGGTCATAAAAGCGGTTATAGGAAAAAGAAAGTAAATATAAGGGGAAATTATTTCGTTTTGTTCAAAAACCTACGCACACCGTTGGAGTCCCCCTTCCATGATACGTAGCCGTTGGCGCCAAAGTCCAGACGGTCAGCGCCTTCCTGGCCCAAAACATTTTTTAACGTGTTTTCGTGTAGCTGTTTGGTTTCTTCAACCTCTTTTATCCGGTCTTTGGCTTCTCGGTGTGCAACGGCATGGGCCAGTTGTTCGGGCGTGCCTGGGCGTTCGCCTGGTAATGCTATTTTATACTTTTCCTTTAAGTACGCATTGAAAGCGTCGGATCCATCCGGCTCAGGTTCCAGGCTTTGCAGCGCTGCGGTAAGTTCATCCACGGCGGCCCGGTTAAAATTCCGGTCGGCCTCGAAACGCTGGGTTATGATCTTTCGGCCCTCTTCCACCTTATCCCAAAACTTTTTAGTAACGTCCAGGATGCTGTCAAAAATTACCGTGTTGGGCTCGAACGGCAAAACGAAAAATTCCCGGTTGTCCTTTAAAATCCCGCTTTCGCCGTACTCAAATTCACAAACCCCGATCTGCGTTTGTACCTGCACCACATACCCAGGCGGAAAACCGGCCTCCCATTTATCGGCCTCATAACCGCCGATCGTTTTTAATTCCAGGGCACCGTTGCCACGGCCTTCAAACTGGTTAATTTCCCGGTCCAGCGATACGAATAACCAGGGATATTTTGGATTGTGCGCGTAGGCGTTCACGCGCTTACACCGGCGTATTTTTCGGCCGGCCCGGTAGTTCACTATCATTTGTTCATGGCCGGGGTTTTTAGGGTCCCAGTGTTCCCATAACGTGGCTAAAAAAGGTTCCTGTTCTTTACCCAGGAACTGGCTAATGTTTTCCACGTTAAATCCCAGGTCTTCCCCGATCTTTTCGTAAAAGAGCTGTATACTGGCTTTGTACGGGCTTAAACCCATAACGACGGCCACCTCACTGGCGCCGATACCTTGTTTACGATAACGCAACCAGTCCTCCTGGCTCATGTTAAGAGTGGGTACCAAACGAATGCTTGATTTCATGTAATGATTTTAAAAAGGTGAAAAATAAAAAATTGGTTGGTACTTCGCGCGAGAATCTAAGTTATAAAAAAGGGCTGCAATCTTCGCCGCGGTCCGTTCGTGGGTTATGCAACTTGCAGGAATGCCCAAATATAAAACGGTTCGGTTACTATCATGCAGCCCGTAAAAAAATAAAAAGGGCGCCAACATTCTGTTATTCAGTTTCCGGTTATTGAGTGCTTTAAAAGCTATCCACAAAGCCGGTACGTTTGGCAGGGGAACGCCCTTTGAAAACCCGGCCCTTTTACGGCCGGCTGTCCGGGTATATGACCAGGGCCGTATCTTCCTGGTCCTTCACCGGAGGTAACCTTTGAACAGGCACCGGATGTTGACCATTGCCCGCCTGTTCGTGGCGTGTCCCGGCCTTTACGGTAGGCCATCGGGTTACCAGCCAATTTATTTATGTCGGCATTTCATCGGCTTGCTTGCCGTTTGCCTTTTCCTGAGCTTTTTTTATAGCGTCTTCTGTGGCTGTAGTTGCTTTGTCTGCCTTTTCCTTTGGCGTTTTTTTGTCCGGGAATAATTCGGCCACTGTGCCTTCCTGGTTCTTAATCAATGTACACATACCACGCAATACCGAAAGTTTTTCCAGGTCAATATCTTCAATAGCTTTTAATCCCAACGCCCTGCAAATTTGATCGTCTTTTACTCCCAGGCTATGCAGATAATCTAGCGCTTTTTTACGCCTGGTTGGCAGCGTTTCTGCTGTCCCTTTTGCCACTTCCTTAACCTTTTCGTAAATATCTGCAACCAACGCGCTGGGCACTACTTTAAAAACGGCGTTTCTGAAAGCAATGGCGCAGGCTGCGTTACCGGTAACCACCTGCATGTCTTCGGTCATTGTTTGCATTCTGCCGGTCTTTTTACCGCCTTCATATACGTTTTGCAAAATGGAGCGTTTTACTTCCAGCGTTATACATGTGTTTGTTTCCAGATCATGGCAAATACCTTGCGCGGTAATCGTCTTACCGTCGTTGTGAATTACACGCATACCTGCTCGTATATTACCATAAGAGCCGACCACAATTTCGGCCAGGCGAACGCTGGGCCCTTCTAGGGTTTTGTTCCCGCGCGGGAGCGCGTACGCGCATGACTGGGCAACGTCTTCGTTAATGGTCGCTATGCTCATGGTTCGGTCCATGAATGCCTTTATTGATCGGGGAAACGCTTTTGCCGTCGCAATTTGCGTATCAATCTCAGCCTTTAAAACAAGACTGAGCGCCGCCTCGTCTTTCAAAACTTCCACGCTATCCACCTGGCTAACATTTTCGTTTTGGTCCATAAATGGGAATTGTAAAAGGGTTAAAAATTACTTTTTCTTAGCCTCTACCTGGTCGGCCATGGCTATAAGTTCGTCCGCTTGCTTTTCTTCTTCCTTCAATCGCTCCATGAAAAAAGCGTTGATCTTATCGGGCAGCTCAGGGAGTGACACATAGCCATAAATCAACGCCTTATCAATTACCGGGCGGCTATAACCCAGTTTTTCGGCCATTAGTTCGGGGTCTCCTTTGCGGCGTAACTTCTGCCAGGCGTCGTGTAGTTTTTGCGATACTGTGCGCGTCCATTCGCGTTTGCTGGTTCTTGCCATTGGGTTTAAATTCTTTGTTATTGCTCCAAAATTAAACATTTCCGAAACAAAACAAAAACATTTTTATTGCCATATAGAAACTATTTCGGCGTTTGTAAAAACATCCTAATTTTTCAAAAATTATGAACCAATAAAAAAGCCTGGGCCACCATTGTAGCGCCAGGCTTTCAGTTATGCCAATTTGTACCCTGTAAATATACTAAAATTCACTATCCAGAAACCCGTTTAAAAAAGCCTGGCAGCATACCTCCGACGCCTGCTTGCTATTTACTGTTAAACAGTTAAGCGCCTTGTTTAGCCTTTCAATACCAACAAGGGGACCGGCAACCGAACCCAGGCCAATATTCATACTACATTCGGCCTTTGTTGGCGGGTCGGTGTCCAATACTTCAAAAGACGCGACGCCGCAAAATTTGACCGGTCCGGCTTTTACAATGATGTGGTACGCGTTGGGCTCGTTTTCGTGGCGCTTCAGGAAATTAAATATAAGATCAGGGCCAACGTATAAAATGCGCTCCATTACCGAAAGTTTAGTTTTTCAAAACCGCCTTCCCGGACCAATTGGAGGCCCTGTTGGCTTTCCTCACAAAGGGCAATCAGTTCGCGCGTGTTAGCCAGTTGCGCCTCCAGATCCTGCAAACGCTTCGCCCTGGCCTTGCTCAGTTCGTCCAGGATAACCGCCGCGATCTGGTTCTGGTCCTTCGCGTGAAAACTGTGCAAGGTTGGCAAAAGGTTTTGCAAAAACTCTTCCGGTGTGGGCTGGCGGGTGTTCCTGGTCATGCCTTCCGCAATGGCCTTGCCGTCTTCAACGCCGCGGTCGTACGCCTTTTCTTCCCGGCGTTCCATTGTGTTATTGAGGTCGTCTGGCCACCGGCCGTCCGTCCCAATAACATATACCTTTTCGCCTGGCGTTAATAATAAATATTCTTTACCTGCTGGAATGGTTACCTGGCGCGCGCGTTTACGGGCCTCGTTTGTTTGTCCTTTTTCCATTGTAATAGTTGGCCGTATTGAACCGACGGCGGCGGGTTTTAACGGTTTGCTTTCCTGCTTTGTTTTTGGAGCCTGGCGCGGCTTTGGCGCCGTTTAAACCACTTTTTACCAAAGTGTAATGTATAATACCCGGTTTGCCCTTTTTCGGTGGGCGCGTGAAAAATCAATTGTTTCATAATTACCAATTTTTAATATTAAAAAGTTTCATGTAATCCCTGCGTAAGGTTAGATAAATGTCAACGTAATATGTGTTTTTTTGGTAGGTAAGCAGCGGCCTGGCGTATCGTTCAATAAAATCCTCAACCGCCTGGTTGCGGCTGTCCAGGCTCCACATGGCCGCAATTTCAGCCCGGTACATGTATACAAATTCGTGCCTTTCGGCCCGCCGTTCTTTTGTGCTGCGGTGTCTCATGTTTAAAAAGGAAGATCATCGTCGCCGGCGCCTTCAATCGGCGGCGGTTGTTTCCATTGGTCCTGGTTCCCTTGCGCGGGTGCCTGGTTTTGTGGTGGTATTCCACCGGTTTGCTGGCGCGTGCTGGGTGCCGGCTTTGCGCCTCCAACCTTTATAATATTCCAGCATTTCAGGGTGTTTATAATGCCATCTTTGCCTTGCTTGCTTTTGAACTTTTTACCCCTTACATCCACTTTACATTCCACTATGTCGCCCCGTAAAAAGTTGTCCAGCATGTTGGCGTCGCCCTGGTGGAACTCAATTTGGTAATGGTTCGGGTACTGTACATCTTTTTCTAGTACCCAGGCAACGCGCTTTTCAAAGTTGCCGAAAATTTCAGCGGGGAAAATGTCGGTTAATTCCCCTTTGATTATTATTTGCATTCTGTACGTTTTGGAAGGTTATTTAAAAACATGTGTATGTGTTCGCCGGTCACTTCTGCGCGCTGGGCAATTTCCCCAACCAGATCATGCAGGACGTTCACAGTGTCGGCAGTTGGTAACTTCTTAAATATTTCATCAAAAGCGTTTGCCTTCACCTGGGTAATGCTGACCGTCCACATAATGTCGTCGGGTCCCAGGTGTAACGGCACTTTGACCGGGCAAACAACCACATTACCCACAACACTGGCCAGCACACGCACGGTTTCCGCCTTTGTTTCGTGCTTATCCTGCAACCAGATAAAGAACGCCAGCCAGCTATCAAGTCCCAAATATTTGCCGATTTCGTATTTAGTAATCATTACTCCGATAATTTTGTTCCTTCGGCTACTTCTTCCAGCCTGTAGTTGTCGCCAAAAATCATACGTTCCCGGCCGTTATAAACTTCCCTCAAATTAATAAGGGCGTCGCCGTATTTATCCAAAACGGTTAAAATGTCGGCGCCTGGCTCAATGGTAACCTCGAACATTTTGCAAAACGTTTCGAATGTTGGTCTTTCGGTCCATAAGGCAACCAGGTTGTTACGGGGTTGGTCGTAATTGTTGGCGACCGAAAACAGGCAGTATATTTTTTTCATGGTTAAAAAATGTTAAGTAGTTCCGCAATGGTTTTATTAATCGCTGTCAGGTATTCCAGGCCCTCATCGCTGGGCCTATCCATGTAATGCCTTGCCGCTTCCTGGCGGCGTAATAGGTACGGGATAAGTGAGCCAAAGAGTTGCAGGCCGTCGCCGTGGGCTATTATTTCAGCCTGTCGCGCCCGGTCGTCTAATTGGGTGGCTGTCATGGCGCCGGGTTCAGGAATGGCTTTTAATGCCGTATCACGCAATAAGGATGCGGCTTTTTTTGCAGCGTCTTCATAAGCATTTGAAACATTGGCGATCCTTATAATACCATAAATAACATGGTAAGCCTCATTTACTTCTCCCTTTGTCATTGCTTTTATTTTAGGTCAAAAAATATGCAATCAGTAGTGCCAGACGGCACCACAATGGCCACCTGCTTGTTTGCCATCGGGTTGTCTTTATCCAGATAATCAACATTGTAATTGCCTGGCTTCAATTGCACCATACCAAACCACGCGGAGCTGCAGGCCGGCTGGCTGGCACTGTATGTTATACGCCCGTAATCGGTGCCGGACACCTTCGCCGTAATCACTTTGTAGCTGGTTACGGCATTGGTGGAATAAAACCGCACATTCACCTTCGCGGGCGCGGGCGGCGTTGGGTTATCAACTGACTTTTTGCAGCTTACGATCGCCAGGAAGGCGACAAAAATCAAAATTCGTTTCCAGTACCGGAAACAAATACACTGTCTAACTGGGTACCCACAACGGGCACAACGTCCGTAATTTTTCATTTTAGTTTTTTTGGCTGGCGGCAGATCCATAGGTGGCCAATAACGCGGGCACCGATCAGGATGCAGGCCGCCAGGGTGTTTAATAAAAAAAATCTCATGGGGCTGGTTGGTTGGGTTTAGTAAGGTAAACGGGTCCAAAATAGCATTTCCCCCGCTTCGTACGGGTCAAACCGGCTATTGCGCCAAATACTGGCATACTGCCACGGGTGGCGGTTCCTTTTGGTATGCCGATACATAAATAAAAGTAACTTTTCCAGGTTGTTGCCGTTCAATTCGAACTTATCCGGCCGGCCCTCTTTTTTATACTCGTCTTTAAGTATCAGTAAAACCTGGTATTTGGGTTTTCGCTTCTCTTTGGAAGTACCCATAATTATATGCTTTGGGGTTTACGTTTTGCCGCAATGGCGGCCGCCATGCGGTTCTGATTGTGCCAGAATTTAAGCTCTTCGGCAATCTCTTTTTTCTCCCGTTTGGTCGGTGCGGTAATGTATTCGATAAACAAGCGGGTAGTGCGGCGTTGGTTTCGTTCTATCTGTGTCATTGTTTGGAGAATTGAAGGTTAAAAAATGGGCCCCGAGGTCACCACAGGGCCCGCCCGCTGGAACTTTGCGGGAAACCAGCGGGGTTATTTTTGTTCCGCCTTTATAGCGTCACGCTTGCGCTTTAAGGCGTCCCAATTCGTTTGTATATTCTCATATTGCAAATAGTCGTCGGCCGTCATATTGTTGGTGTCAAAATTATACTTGTGGTTAAGCTCCTGTAAACGGGCTTCCAGGGTGTGCATTTCGGCGGTAATCTGTTGTAATTCGGTCATGTTGCAAAGTTTTTTCGTTATTCGATACACAAATATAATCCCTTTTATCAAAAACCGAAACATTTTCGAAATTATTTTTATAGCCAGGGCGAAACATAACAGAAAAGCCCCGGGACGAAACCTGGGCCGATCATTAAACCGTACCAATTAATATTTTAAGGGTTCGCATCAAAAAACGCTTTGGCAAAACCTGCCGGCGTGTTGCTGCGTAATGTCTTTGTTTTTTCGCTTTTACCGCCCGTTTTAGCCATGATCTCAGACGTTTTGTAAATACGCCCATTGGTTGACTGGGCCACCGTTATGGGCTCCACAGGGCGCCTGGTTAAGTTCGTATTGAACTGCCCCCAAAGAATTGTTTTTTTGGTGTAGGGGTCGCCATAATCACAAGGGTTAAAACTCATTGCCCGGTACTTCGCCGCGTGCGGTACCAACTTTTCCAGGCGCCCTGGCGGGTTCTCCATAACCCAAAATTTCCATGGGAAAAGGTCGCGGAAGATCAGCACCACATCAACCAGGGCGGCCGCGTAATCGCTCAGGGTCCAATCCGGCCCGTATGGCTCAGGCGCCGGGGTTGTGTCCTTCATTGGCCAGTACTGCGCGCCTGCGCTGGAAATATCTGTACAGGGCGGCGCCGCAATAAGGCCCCACGGTATATAGCCGTTTTCCTGGGCCTCTTCAATATCCATCTGCAACCGGTTAAGCATGGTTAAAATACAACCCTCTTTTTTGTAGTCCCATAAAAGCGTAGGGTAACCGGCTTTAATGTAGGGCCTGGGCCACCTGCCGCTGTAGTCGTATATACTAACTATTAACCTTTGTTCCGGGTACAATGGAAGTTTCACGTGCTAAAAATTTAGGAAGATCAAAAAACCCAACGGCCTGAAACGTCGCCGCTGGGCTGCCGGCGAACTGCTGCAAAATCTCATTTAAAAACTGCTTAATATTTTCGGGCGTTGGGTCCAATTGCTTTATGGTAATGCCCAGCAACTTTTTGGGGTCAATGGTCAATTTCAGGATTTTAAAGGCCTGTTTTTCTGCTTTAGATAGTGGCATTGAAATAAGATTGAGGTTTAAAAATGGCCGGGGCGTAACTCCCGGCCGGCTCCCGTTTTAAAGTGTCTGCCCGTACGCGTCGGGGTACTCTTCAAAAAAACCACCTGTTAAGCTGCCGTAATAACTGCTATGCTGAATAAAAACCTTCTTTATTGAAATGACTTTAATCGGCTGTTCAATGGCCTTTTTCTGGCGCTCTTCCACTTCCTGGGTGGCAGCGGCAAGCAGGGTTTCGTCGTATGTCATGAACTTAAAGCCCTGGGCTTCCATTGCTTCAAACGCGGCGTTATCCATTGCGTGACGTGAAACCGCTACATATTCGTTGTTTTTAGTAAAAAACACGTCGCCGGTACCGTTTTTAAAAGCCTCATTTACTGTTTTATACGTTGTCATTTTGCAAAGTTTTTGTTTTGTGATACACAAATTTAGAAACATTTTCGAAACGAAACAAGTGTTTTGCCCGAAATATTTTCGACAATAAAAACCCGGCATTGAGTTGCCGGGTTTAACTAAAACTAATTATGGTGATCCGAAGAAAGAAGCCAGGTTATGCCAAAGTAACGAATCCGTTGGTGTCCATATTATTGGCATTGTGTAACGCTAAAAGATCGCGCCAGCTTTTACCGAAAGTCATTTCAAAGTGCGGCAGGTCCTTAAAGCTCACCCAGTCGCCGCCCCACTTAAACCCATGTTTTTTAAAGATTAAAACAACTTCCATCCAGTCGCTTTGTTTATCACCGTCCCAGTCTTTTTTAAAGTCCCAGTCCAGTCTTTTACCATCGATCATTAATGCGCCATCCAGGGCAACGCCATAATTGTGGAAACTTTGCCCCGGCTTCGCGTTGGTAACCTTTTGGCCGCCTGCTGTGCGGCCCTGATCATAAAGTGCCTGTTGTTCCTGAAATGTTCGCAGGGTACTGGTTATAATCAATTGAGCCCGGCCGGTTAATGCCTGGTTGGCCTCAATGAATGCCGCGCGCGCGTGTTCGCGCACCTGCGGGTGTAGCTTTTCAATCAATGCTAAACTGGGTTTGTGTAGTTCCGCCATTATAAAAAGAGTTTTAAAATGAATGTCCAAAGGACGAATGAAATTATAATGATAACCAACCAGGTGGTCGGCTTCCAATAGCTGCGTTTTCTCGTTGTCATGATTAACGTGTTAATTGATGGCCTACAATACCGCCCAGGATGGCAAACGCTGCCGGTTTACCCCATCGGTGCCACCACGTTGGACCGGTTGGCGCCTGTATGGTTGTAACGCCCAGGGTCGTAATTGCGGGATTGCTGTTTAACACCTGTATGGTGCTTTTACGGCCCAGGTTTAAAAACCCGGTCTTTTCGGTCAGGGTTCTAAAATGTACCGTGTTTTGCACTGTAATGCTGTCCACCCACACGCCCACGCGCGTTACGCGCCCGCGCATCTGTAACGTACTATCCCAGTACATAAACGGTTTCGGTACCCGTATGTAATTACTGTCACAGGGGCCTGCAGTGTGCGTGGTGTCCAGCTTAGTAAAGTCGCCGGCGTCTTCAATAAAGGGCGCAAACTTTGGCCCGCTGTTGTACTCCTGAATAATGCGGGCGTAGCTGTTAATAGTTTTCACGCGGTTTTCATCGCGCTTTTTCAGGTTAAAAATGGTGTCGGTTAGTTCTTTTAGTTGCCGGGAGCTTTCGGCCTTCAATACCTGGTTTTCGATAATGATCTGGCCCTTTTCATTTTCGAACTGCCGGGCCTGCCTGGCTACGCTGTCCAGGTCCAGGCGAAGATCCGCCACGGCGCCGCGCTGTCGGTTACACGTGAATAACGATAACAGGAACAGAACAACCAGAAAAGGCAACGCCCAGGGGGCTGCCTGGGCGTATACCTGTTTAAAATTAATTGCTTTCATTTTTGCCAAATGTTTAAATAAAGTTACGGTTTTATTTCTTCCGGCCCCGGCTCTACGATTGTGGTTTTAAGTTCCGTTGTCGTTTGTGCTTTCCTGCTTGTAGGTGCGAAACGTTCCAGTACACTGCTACCCATACCGCCCAGCGCCAGCCATAGCGTGGCATCAACCAGGACCGGGTCAATTTTTACGTCGATAACCGCGTCCGCAATGGTAACGCCAATAACTGTAAGGCCTGCCAGGGTTGCAAGTAGGCGTTTATGTGATTTCCCAGTGTTAGGGCTTATCAGGTCAATAAAAAGGTTGCTCATGGGGTTATTTTTTAAACAGGTAAGAAAGCAATAAAGAGAAGAGGGCCATTACTACCGCCCCGGATGCGCCCCACATCACATTAACATGCCACCGGTTCTTGCTGGCGTCGGCCTTTATCTCGATAAGGTCCTGTCTGATTTCTTTAAAATTAGTTTCCAGCTCTTCAATGCGTCCGACTAAACCGCCATCTTTGGCAATTTCCGAACCCATTAAAGCCAGGTACATTTTATCAATTTTATTTCCCTGGTCTGCCATGCTTATTTTGATCTGTTCAATGTCAACTTGCATGTGTGTAAACTGTCTTTTTTCGTCGTCTGTCATAGCCCAGGTTTTACCGTTTTTAAGTGCAGTAATCATATACCACTAATTTCAGGCCGGGTAATGTTTAGGGTCGGACTAACGGGGTTAAAAATACCCGCCAAAGGCGGGGGGTTCTTAAATTATATACCTCTACTATCTGCTCGATTGCCTGAAACTTCTTTCAGGTCCCAGTAGGATATAAAGGTATTGTAGCTCTCGTTTTTATACGTATCGGATAATTCCGCATATTCCAGCGCTGCCCCTTGTTTGTTTGTTCCATAATCAACGATGGAACTACCAGCGCTTTCATCCATTTTGTGCCTTATTAATGGGCTGGTTGTCGCGCTTGATCCGCTGGAAAGGTTAGCAATATCGCCGGTGGTAAGTGCATAATCGAAATATTGCAATTCAGCCAGCTTGCCCATATAACCCAATCCATGCGCACCATCCCAATATTTGGCAACTTGGTTTAGTGTCAGTAAATGCCCGGCCTGATCTTGTGGGCCGTCGGTGCTTTCCACGTTATCCCAATAGACGCGGGTGTTCCCATCTGCACCCCTGACCACAGCCAAATGATGCCAGGTATTTACCGTAATTGTTGGTACTGCATAGTCTTTAAATGTGCTGGCGTCGTTCGTTTGCACACGAATCGTGTGATCGTCTTGAATTTTAATGTAGGCGCTGGAACTCCCTGAATGACCTATTAAAACGCCGTTAAAAGCTCCCGGCTTTATCCATAGGCTTATGCTACTGCCTGTCTCGTACATGATGGCGGCTTTTGTAAAATCGTAAAACCCGCCGTTAAAATTGACTGAACGAACGTTTGCGGAAATTGCGGCCGGCACATCGGCGTCGTGTGAGTATGTACCAGACAGTGTCCCCGGGTTCCCACCTGGGCTGCCTCCATTGAAAAAATAATCCCGCTGACTTTGGCTTAATGTTCTTTTAAATAAGCCGATAGATTTTAATGCCCCATCCATATAAGAACAACATTCGGCCATGTCGCCGCTAGCGCTCCCAACCCCACCAACCGTAAACGGCGTGTCTGTTCCGTTGGATGTATTCTCCGCAAATGATAGCGTATAAATGTGCTGGTTATCAACTTGGATGTTAGTTGTTTTGGCCACATGATCGTACCACCCGCACACAAAGTACCATTTATCAACTTCGGGGAGTATTGGGAATACTGCCGGACGGGTCGTAAAGGCTGCCGATTCAATTTGAAAAACGAACCCGTTATAAAGTGGGTAATAACCCATATAATATTCGGATCCGGCCTGGGTAGCGTTATCGTCTTTACAGGCAATAACCATCGGTAAAGTGGGAACGCTTGAAAATTTCACCCAGCCCATCAGTGTAAGGCTATTTACGGATGCTGAATAACCATTGGTTGGATTAATACGGAGCCGGTCATTGGTGTGACATACTAAAGCCTGTTCGCTGGCTGCTATGAAAGTTGCGGCTTTGGTGGCGTTATAATCTTCACTTCCCGGGATGTTTTGGGGTAGCAAATTATTGGCAGCGGGAATTATAATAGAATCTAAGGGGGGAACCAAAACGGCCGTTAAGTCCATGTCCACGGCAGGCACAATGTAATAACCTTCGTTTTCCTCAAACCCAGAAATTGCATTTATAACGCGGCCCGGTATGTAACTAAGTAGCGGATTACCCACCTTGTAAATTATTCGTGTGTTTAAGCTGGTAATTCCAGCCGCTGCAAAACTAATATCCGTTTTAGCCACGCAAACGGCTGGAATGTTTGCAAATAAATTGTTAGCCATTATTATGGGTTATCATTCAGGTGATAAACTGCTGTTGGAGTTGCCGCAACACTATTGCCAGCGGCTAAAATCGCTATATCAGAACCGCTTAACGCCGTGTCATATGTTAAGTATTCAGCGACCTGACCTGGCAGCCATAAACCTGAGGAACCATCCCAGTACCTGCCGATTTGGTCTATTTCCATATCTGAAACAACAATATGACCACCTGATGAACTTTCTGTTCCATTCAAGTACAGGCGGCCGGTTCCACCAACTTGCGTATAGGCTAAATGATACCACGTGTTTATGCTCATTGATGGTACCGTATAATCAAAAAATTCCCCTGAATTTATGCCCTGTACGCGTATAGCGGTCGGGGATTGAACTTTAATATAACTGTTCGGATTGTTTGACCGACCAACAATCACCCCGCCGGTTGCGGTATATTTAAACCAAATACTTATTGTACTAGCGGAAATTGGATAATTTATCATTGAAATTAATGATGCGTACCCAGTCGAACCGTCACATATTAAGGATTTTACATTTTCTGAGATTGCCGCCGGCACGTCACTGGTATAGCTGGCACCGCCATGTAATACAGGTTGCAAACCACCTGATGTACCTTCACCCCCATCTAAAGGAGGCACAACATACGTTTCTAGGTCCATATCAATTTTAGCGACCATATAATACCCCTTACCCGCTTCAAAACCGCTTATTCCATTTATAGCGCGGCCGGGCACGTAGCTTTTTAAAGGGTTGCCCACAACATAAATTATTTCTGTGTTAAGGGCAGTAATTCCAGCGGTCGCAAATGAAACCGTTGATTTCGCAACGATCGCATTAGGCGCCCCGCCTACAATATTGTTTGCCATGCTGGGTTAAAAGATTAAGGGCCGCCTGATCAGGCGACCCATGTGTTGGAAATATTGTTTAGAATGACACGGTGCCGTTGGCAAATTGCCCGGTATGAACTACGCCCGCTTTGTCGGTATACTTGAAGTATTGGCCGGTGTAATCGGTCGTAAAATCAACGGTAATTTCTTCCACGCTGCTAACTTCTATACTCATGCTCTGAGGTGTGCCAACCGCTGGCGAAATGGCATTAAATTCGAACAACTGGTCCGCGTCAGTTGCGGCAACTGTACCCGACACGCCGGCGGCGCTGTCAGTTGTTGCGGCTGCAAAATCCAGTGTTGTGTCAAAGGAAGTCGGCACGCTTGCACCTGAATAAATCGGGCTAATGCCGCGTTCCGGGTGGAATTTAGAGCGCCATGTAAATACGCCAACAATAGTTTCAATTTCATCCCGGCCACGGTTCAGCACGTTGTTAGCGCTTACCCGTACCACAATACCCTCATTGCCGCCATAGATAAAACCGCCTTCGGTTTCGTACCATATGCGGAACTCTCCGCCGCATTCCAGGCCGCGCATAAAGTCGTAGTTTGCCTGGCTCACGTCGTCAATGGTAAAGTTTATTGTGTGGTCTTTACCGATCGTAACACGTCGGCCGTTTGAAATTTCTTTGAATACATCGGCCGCCGCTGGCTTGTCACCGATAACGGTTAAAGGGCGAATGTAGTCGTTGCCTGTTGTGCTGCTTTGGCTCAGACGGGCAAGCCATTCGGTGGCACTCAGCCAGTTAGTAAAAGGCGCGGCCGCCTTTTTGGCAATAAAAATGCGCCGTATTTCGCTGTACACTACCGTAGGCGCGCAAGTGTCAAAACTCACCACCGGGAGCGTAAAGTCGCAATTCGACGGGCATGTAGGTGTTGGCATAACTCTTTTAATTTAATGGGTTAGTAAATTCAGATTCAAATATAAAAACTTTATAGCTGCTATACCATGTTATCGGCACAGCCCTTTTTAACCATGGCAATGTCGGCGTAAAAAAGAACGTCCACCACCGAAAGCGCCCCTGAAGCCTCCAACGCGCTGTTTACTTTCACGCCTTCCAGCACTCCCGCCCGGACTCCGTGCTTTGTAACCACTTTAATAGTGCTGTGCAAAGGCATAACACATAGCGCCTTTTTTACAAAATCAGGTACCGCCAACGTTATACGGTAAGGAATTACTACTTTTTGAAAAGTTGTTATTAATTCGTCGTTGCCGTCTCGGGTACCGTCTTCGGTTATTTCTGGCTCACTGGCATGTATAAAAGTATCTAGGTATAAAACATTTTTAAATTTCGGTATGCCCTGGCTGTCTTTGTTGTTATAAAAAATGGGTCTTATATCGCTGTCATTATACCACTGCAATTTTAGATATGGAATAAAATTGTCATTCGCTATATAAAAAAAGTCCTCTGGTACAAAAAACATTTCTGAATAGTAAATAGTACCATCCGGGAAAGTCAATTTGCTATAAAAATAACCTGCTGGCATAGCCAACCCGGCCAACTGCTCCCCATGATAGCAAAAATATTCGCGCCCTTCTTTGATAGTTGTATAAATCAAATAAATATCGGCTGAAATATCGGCCACAAGCGTTTGGCTGTTAATTTCAAACACTTCCCATGTGGTAGGCGGTGCCCCGCCGGCCGGATTTTTATAAAATTCAAAAGGCAATAGCGCATCCGCTGGGCTTATTAATTGATAGTCGCAAATCGTTGCGGTATTGTCATTATACCGGTTTTGCTTTTCAATTTTATCATACCAGGGAAACGCTACGGGTAATTCGTTGTAAAGCATAGTTTTATATTATTGTGTATAAACCTGGTTGTGTTGTTATTGTATCGCTCCAATATATAACCTGAGTACCAAAACAATCGGTTTCATTATGGTAAAATTCATAATTCGAGCCTCCAAATAAATCGAATTGTGTGCCGTTGACCGCCTGGGTGTAATCGCTGGAAGTCGGTGACCCTGACAGGTGGCCGCGGGTTATCCTGTAATTTACAAACAGGCCCAGGCCCGAAACATCCAGGGGGATAGTGCCCGCACTGTTGGCATAGAAAAACAGCCTATAAATAGCGGTATTGCTTTCACCTAAATATTCAGGTCCCTGGCTGCATTCACCATAAATAAAGCCATTATTTACATTGACCTGCTGTAACTTAACATATACGTCAGGTAAAACGCGGATTGTAACCGTTGCGGTATCGCTTCCGCTGCCGTTGTTGGCGGTGTAAACAAATGTATCAATACCGGTAAATCCAGACGGCGGGAAATAAGTAAATGAGCCATCCGACGCCATGGCAACACTTCCGCCGTTCGCCGTTGCAATAGTTCCGGCGGCCGCGGTCAACGTTCCTACGCCCGTGGTATCGTTACTCAGGACGCCAGGCGCGCCAATGCTTAAACTTTGGTTACGTCGGGTAACATAAATACCGTCGTCATTGGCAACCGGGTTGTTAGGGTCCCTTACATCAATGGTCACGGTGGCCGTGTCGGTTAGTCCTGGCGTGTCAATGATCGTATAAGTAAACGTATCAATACCCACATACCCGGTCGGCGGTGTGTAGCTAAATGAGCCGTCAGCATTTACTGTTACCGTTCCGCCCTGGGCGCTGGCCGTGTCGTAAGTGTCCAAAGTAAATGCAACGTCATCGCTATCGTTTGCAAAAACGCCAGGCGCCGAAATGTTCAGCGTTATATTTTTTGAAGCTATGTAACTGTCATTATTTGCCACCGGGGCTGTGTTGGGCGGCCTCACTGTAATAGCTACCAGGGCGTTATTACTAACCTGGCTCCAATCGTCTTTAATGTTATACAAAAAATAATCGTCGCCCGTGTACCCGGTCGCTGGCGTATACAATACGGTGCCATTGAGCTGTACCACCGCGGTGCCGTGCATGGGCGCTAAAACAATGGTCGGAAAACTAAGCGTTGCGCCTGCATCGGGGTCGTAATCGTTACCCAGCACATTGATGAAAAGGGCAATATCTTGGTTAGTAATAACGGTATCGTTTACGGCCACCGGCGCCGCATTTTGGGTTAACCCCTGATCTGCCGGGTAAAGCAGATCAACTTCTAGGGTTTCGTTCTTGAAACTAAATGTTGCTTTGTCCACCGTACCCTGGCCCAGCGCCGTGGTTATAATATCATCCGGATTAAAGGCATCCCCACAGCACAACGGGATGGTTATTTTTTCGCCTTTTTTGGTTGGTTTGGTACTGAAAAAAGTGGTTGTTTGGTAATTCATTACCCCCACACTGAGCGGCCGGTCCCACTTGTGGTAGTCCCTGTGAAGTTGTGCCCAGGCAAGTGAATTGTTAAGGCTGGCGCCGCCTAATATGGACGGTTCAGAAATAATAAAATAGTTGGTGCCGTCGTAATCGGCAGCCACAAACACAAAGCCGTCGTCGCTCACAACCTTACTATCTGGCTGCGGGTTGCTTAGGCATAATTCCACATCGGTGGTAACCTTATCAACGGCATATGTCTTAATTGCATCCCGGGAGCTTTGCGCCACGCATCCGCCGCTGTAGGTAATCGGGGCGCCCTGAAAATCGCCAAAACCGGCCTCCATATACTTAAATTCTTCGCGCGCGGGTATGTCTTCGTTTTGGTAATTGTATTTCCGCTTTCCAACCATGTACGGCGCCCAGCGTGGCTGGGTTAGGTCGAAACCCTGGTTTTTTGAGAAATACGAAACGTGTTCCATCCTGATAATGTTACCCACTACCCGCCAACGTAGGTTAAACATATTTATCAGGGCTTCAAAAAGTTTTTCCCAGCTTATCAGGGCTTTGGCGGCGTTGCCGGTCACTGTGGGACGCTTTACGTCCGACTTTTGAAACAGGGTTATAAAACGGGTTTTCGAGCGCTGGCCGGTTACGTAGTTAATAGTACTTACAATGTCGGGGTTGATCTGGAAAAAGTTTGAAACAAACGTTTTGCCTGGGCAAAATGAGTTTACAAACATGTTAATAACGTCGGCCAGGGGCACGCCGTTGTCAATGGCTACGTTTGTGGTGGTGTCGCCTATTATGCTACACGTCCAGTCTGTTTCCTCGTAACCGCTGCCATAGTTGGGCACCGTAAAGACGCAATTAAACAGCCGGGCCGCCCGCGCATATTTCTGGTTTCCGCCTGGGCAGGTGTCCTCAACTAAAATCCAATCCGGGCCAGGTGAAGGAAACCCGCACGCCACGGTAGTAACTTCACGGGCCCAGCTTGTGGACGTATTACAATCATAAACTCCGCCACCTATATAAGATTTAATAAAATGTTGATTATAGACTACCCAGCCCTGTGAATCTGGTGTACCGCTGCCACCCCATTGGCTGTTGTTCATACACGCGGGGTCGGTATCGCTCCCGCTTCCGCTGGTGCTGTAGGTTACTTTTTCAATCGTAATGTTAGTGGGGTTAATTAAAACGGTGCGGCGTATACCTATATTTTGCAGTAAATTAAGTTCGGTACCCTTGTTTTCGTCAAAACATTGTTGCTGCTTTATGTCGTCTAACTTTATTTCGAGCTGGCAGCGGTCCAGGTCCCAGGTACCGTCGTTGTTGCTCATTCGCCCGCTGAACCATGGCACCCAGGCCGAACCGCACCAACGCTCTACGGTAATATTCACAAAATCACAGCGGTAAATTGATCGTTCGAGCTTTAAAAGGTTTTGGTAAGCGCTGCCGGTAAATACTATTTTGCTGGGCAACTCGTTTTTATAATCCAACTTTCCGCCAACCTCCCGGTTCCATTCTATTGTAAAATTACTTTCGCCCAGGGGCTGCACTTGCAGCACTCCCAGGCGGTTAGTAACTACGTATCGAAATTTATTAGTTACGGTCTTCATCCCTTTTTAATTTTGGTTGTTTTGTTGCCCTCTTTGGTGTAAAAATGGGTATCGTCTTCCCAGCGTTCCACGCGCGCTCGTTCCTTGTCGGCCAGATACTTAACGTTTTCGCTTATGGCCAACACATCGCCGCTTATATCAGTCCCGCGACTTTCGCTTAATAAGCTGGTTTGGCGGTAGTCGTCGCGTTCTCGAACAATGCGTAACACCTTTTCCGGCGCGTCGGTACTTAACCGGATGCCCAGCCCTTCCAGCATATCCCGCAGCGCGTCTTCATTCATGCCGGCCAGATCATCGTTATTAATCGCTTCCAATAAGTCCGCATATTTGGCCGTGCTGCTTTTGTTGGTCACGTATTCGCCGCCCTCCAATTCCACCACGCCGCCGCCATCGATTGCCCGGTATTTACGGCCGCCCTGGGTGTGTGGTTTACCATCGATGTAACCACCGCCACCAAACGCCTGCTTTTGGTCATTAACAAGCTGGAAGGCCTTCACTTTGGCAGTAATAAATGCGCCGGTCATTAGGGCAATGGTAGCAATTGCCAGCGGCACGCCTACAAATGGAATAGCTGCCAGGGAATTGAAAATTTTAGCCGACGCCGTTATGAGGTTGGACGCCTGAACCGCGGTGTCTATAACCAGTTGGGCCTTCTGTAAGGCAATTTGTTTACGTTGCAGCTCTTCGGCCTGTTTTACTTCCTCTTCGCGGGCCTTTTTCTTTTCGTCAATTTCGGCCTGTATAGCATCTACGTTGTTGGCCAGGCCTTGCTCTCTTAGGTCCTTTTCCTTGTCGAGCTGCTCTTCCAGATCGTCAATACTGTCGTCAATTTGATCAATGGCTTCCTTTTTCTTATCAATTTGCCGTTGGTACTGTTCGACAATAAAACCGGTAATCTGGCTAATACTGTCCAGCATTTGCTTGGCCGCGTCCTGCACGGCCGCGCGCTGCTCTTCGGTAAGTTCACCCAGGCCTAACAGGTCGAACCAGTCCACTCCGCCGTTGGCCTTGCTTTCGGCTTCCACGGCCTGGCCTAACGCTTTTTTAAGTTCCTGTACTGTTTTGGTAGCTTGTAAAACAACGGTGGAATTTTCGGCATTACCCTGGTCTAGTAACGCCTGGCGGGCTTGTTCGGCAAACTTGATTTTAACCTTTAATATTTCGACCTGTTTTTTCTCTTCCAGGCCGGGCAGATCGGGTAAAAATTTGGTGGCCGTTTCCACTTCCAGGACCGCCCGCTCTTCCTCTTTGGCAATGGCTTCGTTGGTAAATTTATCCTGCGCTTTTTTCTGTTCCCTGACCTGGGCGTCGTTCAACTGGGCTATAAGTTCATCCCGTAGCGCGGTTTCGTTTTTAAACTGTTCCTTTATTTCGGCTTTCTTTTGCTCATATCCCAGGCGTATGGTTTCGATCTCTTTTACAATGCCTTCCTCTCGGGCCTGTATGGTCAGTTCCTGGGCTTTTAACTGAATGGCTGCAGTGTCGGTGGCCTCTTTGGCGTTAATGTCGGCCAGTTGTTTGGATAACCCGGCTTTGATGGCTTTAATAGCGTCCTGTTTGGTTTTTTCAGCCTTTACACTCAGGGATTTTTCGGCCTCCAATTGGGCAATTTGCTGGTTTGCCGCCTGCGTAACCTGGGCGCGCTCTTTGGCGTAAGCGTCTGTAATGGCTTCAATTCGGGCCTTTTCCAGTTCAGCGGTAAACTTTATTTGCTGTTCCAGCACCTTTTTACGCTCTTCGGCCTCTTTTTTAGCGGCTTCAGTCTGCTTTTTTTCCAGTTCTGTAGCCTCTTTAACCCGCTGGCCATCCCGTTCAATTTTCTTTATCTGTATTTCGTTAGAATCGTCCGCGATCTGCTGCTGGCGTTTTATTAGTTCGTCTTCCAACTTTTTATTGTCTTCCGCTGACAGGAGCCGGCGCTTATCCTGATCGTTGTACTGCTTTAAAAATTCATCAAAAGCGGCGCGCCGTAATGCCAGGCGTTCCTGTAAGGCTTTACCCTCTATCGTTGTAACCTCACTTTCCGCTTTGCCGGCGGCTTTAGCCTGGGCCACCTGTAGATCCGTACGGCGTTTTAAACTGGCTTCGTCTAGGTCCAATAAAAGTTTTTGATCTTCTAGGGCGTCGTTCAGGCTCTTTGTGGCCTTTTCCGCGTCGTTGCTGCTACTGCTGAACGCTATTAAAGCGGTAACCAGGGCCGCAATACCTACCAGGATGGCAGTAACGGGGTTAGCCAGCAAAGCGGCGGTAAAGCCTTCGGTGGCGGTTGTGGCGGCCACTGTCGCGCCAGCTTCGGCGCCTTCCGCTGCTGCCAGGGCTGTAGTGGATGCAACGGCCCCCGTTTGAGCACGTGACATAAGTAACACACTCAGGGTGCTGTCCTTATTCAACGCATTGGCAACGGCCTGAATGCCTTGTAATACCGCCATTGCGCCCGTAACCTTTTGAATGGTTTTATTTACCTCTTCATTTTCGCCACCAAACAGCGCGGCCGCTCCCTGGGCTGCTGCAAACCCGCCGGCTAACGCGGTCATAGCTTCCACGCCGGCGTCTATGTATTTGGTGTCACTGGCCAGCACACGCACGCACGCGGAAACGTCCCCGATCTGGTCCTCCAATTCACCCGCGCGGACGGCCATATTTATAAACTCCTGGCTGTCGCCGTGGCCTGCTAACTCCATTTCCGCCATGGCTGCCTTCAGTTCCCGTAATTGGCCCTTTAGGCTCTTTTGTTTGGTTTCGGCACCTCCCGCCGCTTCGCCCAGGCCTTCCAGGAAACCGTTGGCGATCTCAATCTGCGCGTTTAAGGCCTGCCACTCTTCACTATTGGGGTCTAGTTGTGCCAGTTGCTTCTGCGCCTCTTCCAATACCTGGTTTAATACCTTCAATTCGTCGGCGCCATCGGCTAATGCTTTTTCGAATTGTTCAAGTTTTGCGGCCTCAATATTAAACTTTATGGGCTTGTTAGCGTTGGCGCTGAACTTCGCCAGCATATCCGAAAACTTTTGCACCTTCTTTTCAAAATCCCCGCTGGTGGTGTTTTTACCACTCAGGGCCGCACCCAGTTCTTTACCCAGGGTTTTGGCGGCTTCCCGGAGCTGGGCGGCTTTTTCGGCGTCAACGGTTAGCTGGGTGTTTAGCTTTTCGCCTGCGGTGGCGGCATCGTTAAAGCCCTTTTGCATACTCTTAGTTGCTTCTACAACATTGGCGGCGGTTTTGTCAATACCGCCGTCAATGTTATTTAACTCCTTAAAAAATGGGGCTGAATCAATACCGAACGGGATCACGTAGTCGTTATTTCCTGCCATCTTGTTGGGTTTTTTGTTTGTAATAATCGCGTTCCTTTTCAACGCTGGCGTGCCATAGATCAAATAATTTCCAGAACTCGAAAACGTCGGTTTTTTTTATGCGGTCGTATTCACTTTTAATGCCCCCGGCCATGTTCCACCATGTTTCCCGCCACATGTTCCGGGTTGCTTGCACTTGTAAATAAACAGGCTTTGAAGCGTCCAGCCCTTTGTTCTTTTTTTGGTTCTTTAGCTGGCCGCTATTGCGCTGCCCTGCTGGCCCGAAATGATGCGGGTAACTGTCTGATAGATTTCTATATAACCATTTATTGAACTGGACGCAACATGAAAAAAATCCCGCATATCCATTTTTTCCGCCTTCCAGTCGTTTATTTTTTTGGTGATCATATCCTGCGTGAACGCGCTTCGGTCTTCGTCTTCCGCGTTGATGTACAGCGCGCATATTTTCAATACAAGGGGCTCGCGTTCGTGTAGCTTGCCCATACCTCGAATAAGATCATTAAGCAGGACCGCGGCGTCGGCGGGCTTTTGCTTGTTTAACAGGTTGTAAGCGCTTTGCATCTTATCAAAAAACGCTTTGAAGGTTATACCATACCCCATTTCTTTTTCAAGTATTTGAGCTTCGGCATACCGTTCGATTGTCAGGCCGCCCTCGATAAAATACCGGGTTCCGTTTGCCTCGAAAATCCCGGTTTCCAGATCAATGCGTTTTAATGGTTCTTTTGCTTTCAGTGCCTCCATAGTTAGCGGTTTTCTATTTTTTTAATGATCGGCGCCAGGATAATAGCGGTAAGAATGGCGCCGCAAATTGTGATTAAAAGGCCGGCAAGTATAGCCACCGGGTTACGGTAGCCATCCCAGGCGCCTGGCAGCTCAGTAAGTAGGTAACCCCAAAGGGCAAGCTGGCCCGATATACATTTTACGCAACCCCACACGGGCGCGAAAAACCAGCATTGCTCGAAGCGGTTGCCGAACCTGAACCACCAATTTAAAACAGGCTCATAAGCCAAAACGCCCCGGTATATGGCAGCCACAACGCCACAACCCATGGCAAGCGCGAAACAGTCGATTAAAAGCGGAAACATATGTTTAGTTTTTAGGTACACTTTTGCAAATTCCAGTTTATTCCGTTCAGGCATTGGGCTGGCGCCTGGTAAGTCGCGGTAAAATCAATACCGAAAAATTCGAACGGCGGGCGCAAGTACTGGCGGGTGGTTTCATCATAGGTATATTTCCCAAACAGCGCCGGATCTTGCGGTGGTATACGCGCCACGTTCACGGCCAGCCTGGTAAACATACCCACGTTTTCCGGGTTTTGAGTTAAAAGCCTGTCCACAATAGTAGCCATACACCTGCCCGAAATTTCCATATAGTCATTACCTACCAGGTTGGCCCGGTTCAGCCAGCAAATAAGGCGAAGACTGGAATTATAGGCAACCAGGCCATGCAGGCGCCCGGTAACCGCTATACCGTAATCCTCAAAATAGATAATTGATTTTCGGGAGCTGTCCGGTATTAAAGCCACTTCCGTGCCTACGCACGCGTCCGCGCCCGTGGCGTCATAGCTGACCGGAAAACGCTTTGTAATAACTGCCGGGGCCGTTTCGTCGGCGTTGGGATCCGCTACCGTGACCGTTTGGGCCATGCCGGCCAAAAGATCAACAAACGGAAGCCCTGCCAGCTTCGTACGTAAAACCGTGGCCAGTTCTTTGTTCATTCGTCCATTTTTATGAAGTGATAAAAATATAAATGTCAGGTCGTTAGTAAAGTCATTGGGCGAAACTGTCTATTACTTTAACAACTTCGTCCATCACCACGTTGGCCAGCGTTTCGCGGTCTTCATCCTTTAAGGCTTTGCCGATAAAATCCCCGTAACGGTCCCGGTTCCAATTCATTTTATTTTGCGCTTCGGTGTTGGTAGCTCCCAGGGGTGCCAGATATACCTGCCCCTTTTGCTCCACCCGGACCGGTTGCATGTTTGCAAACATCTTGTTGCTGTATGAAAGGTCTGTGTGGCCGATTTGCAGGCCCTGGGCTGCCCTAAATTCCGCCCAATTGGTCATTTTATCAAAATGGCCGGGGTCTTCCGTCTGGCCCTTTTTACGGCGTTTCTTTTTGGGTTCACCCTGGGCGCCGGTTTCGGTATTCACGCCGCGGTCCTGTAAAAACTTAGTCCCTTTTTGGTTCAGCTCTTTACCGGTCAGAAACCAGGCGGGTATTTTGTTTTGTGAATACTTAACACCAAAACCGACCTCTTTTATGTTCCGTTCCGCCAGGGCTTTGGCCGAAATGGTCAGGATAACCGCAATTTCCGGGAGCTTTTCTTCCAGGGCGTGGCGTATCTGCTTTAATTTTTCCTTTAACTCGTTGAGGTCGGGCATATGCTTTAAGAATAAATACCAGAAATAAAAGGCTGGTTTGTTGTGTTGCGGCAAACGTAACAATTTGAATCTGCCACGTTAATGGCTGTTGATAGGTATAATAACCGTTGCTCATATTCGGCCCTGTAATGGTTGCGCTTACCCCACAGGTACTCGCGGGCCATCATAGTGTAGCGGCTTACGTCTGGCTGTTTTAAAACCTCTTCAATAAGCAGCTCCCCGGCTTTGAAATAAACGCAATAGGCCATAACCACCGCCACCGCGTCGTCGGCATCGTATTCGCGGCAAATTAACGCCTCACTATCGCAGCTAATTTTAACGTCCAAAATAAGGCCATGGCTAAACGCGTCGGTAATCTTGTCGTTTAGGGTGCTGGTATCGTTGAGCTGCACGCCCCGAACCGTTACGTAATTGCTGAACGGCTGTATACCACCGTTGCACGTGGAACAATTGATCCCGGTATCTTTTGGCTGTACGCCTGGCGCGCCTGAAAGGTCATACAGTACATAATATTCCACCGCGTTACCTTGGTACAAAAGCGGCAATTTAAGCGGGTTAGGGCCAATGTCAACCGGTATGTAATTGTTTGCGGTGGTGGTTACAGGGTAGCTGGCCACCTCTTCGCCCATAACGCTGCCGACTATTACCCGAAATATTTTTACCGTTACGGTTGCGGCGCCATTCAGGACAATAAACAGGCGGTTAAGCATTATAACGCCGTCGCCTGCCGTATACGGGGTAATTTGCATTCCCTGCCATGGTCTGGAAACGCCCAGGGTTGTGGCGTAACTCATGCGGCCGATCTGCCCAATAAAATTAGGTTTGTCCTTTTTGTACTGATTATTCAGGGCCACAATTAGGTCGTTTTCCACTGTTTGGATGGCGTTGTCGCGGGCTCCTATTGCAAATTGCATGAAGGTTTTACAGGCGTCTATGCGTTGCAGGGCTTTCATGTGAACGCCGCCGGGCAGGTTGTCCATGAATAGCCCCGATTTCGACGCGCGTAACTTCGCCAGGTCGTCCGTGGTCAATCCCTGAACCACACACTGGCAATCTGATTGCGTTACGCCTACAACTTCGGTTAAACATTGCATCATTTTCGAAAAGTTTTCCAAATTTAAAAGAAAAACAAACTGTTGGATTTTATTAACTACCAAATTGCTCAGGTTCTGCTATCTCTTTTAACTCTTCGCGCCCGTCATTCCACATTAAATAATCGGCTACATCTTCTTTTAATATATCAATTGCCGGTTTGGATTTTGGGAATGTTTTGGTTTTCCAACCACCACCCCAAAATGGATTGCCCGGTTCTGTTGACTTGTAAAAAATATTACAATGTGTTAATTCTGGCTCAATTAGAAACTCAACTTTAATAACTGCTGTTTTTGTGTTCATGATATTTTTTTATTAAGGTAAAAGAAAAACCGGCCCCTTTTTGTGGGACCGGTCGAAATTCCGCTTTTATCGGTGGCAAAACTGAAAGCCTTAATTATGCGCCATGTGTATACGACATTACGCCGGTCGGTGTGTATGTATTTCCGCCAATCACTACCGGGCAACCTTCCGGGTTAAGGAAGATACCGCCGCGGGTTTTCAACTTCCAGGAATGTACAAGGTTTTCCTGGTTATTAACGGTAATACATTTCAGGCTGTAAAAAGCGTCGTATTTCACGCCAGGTATTACACTGGAAGGAACGGTATAACGCGTTTGCTGCACGGTACCCTCAACCTTTTGGGGCGTGTCGCTGTGCCTGTTCTTAGTGGCAAAAGCGATAGCGCTAGGTGACACTGCAAAAATGCTTTCGGTCACGCCAGACGGTCCAAAATTCCACTGGTCAAAGTACATACGCAATTGCTTGATACGTTCGGCATCGCCTTTACCTTCTGCGTTGCCAGCATTCAATAACGCGTTTGTCCATGCGGTCCACAAGTCGCCGTTATTGATGTAATACGTGTTGCTTCCCATCTTATTCAGAAGGGCGTCGTTCATGATCTCAGCAACAACCGAAAGGTTATAACTGGCGTTTGGTATGGTGGTGGTACCAGCGGCATACGTGTAAGGTAATGGGCTTACGTTGATACCGGAAAACGCTTTGAGTTTAACCAGCACTTGCTGCGCCCACCATTCGTCCAGGGCTTTGATGGCAAACGCCATAGCTTCAGCCGCTTCCTCTTCCACGCTGTAAGTGTTCGTCCTGGTCTTTTCTGCATTCACGGAAAAGGGCACCTCTTTACAAAGGTCCAGGTCATAATCCTTACCACCGCTTTCGATTTCGGGGCCGTTAATATCGCAATCGCTGGTACAATCCTGCACCGCTACCGCGCAAGGGTTCAAAAAGTTAACGCGGACGCTATTCTCTTTGCCCGGGTCGGTTAATTGGGTCATGCGGGCCGTGCTGTTTTGCTTAACGGCAACCGCTGCCGCGGCATTGGCCTTTTTATCGGCTGCCAGTCGGCTGTCGGCCCACATTTCCTCCGCTTTTAACTTTATGCGTACCAGGGCGGATGAACTAAAATCGCCTGCTGCCATGTTAAAAAATTTAATGGGTTAGTAATAAAAAAACTGGGTTAGTAAGTACTTATTTTAAGCAGTTCCCTGCTTGCTTTCCTGTTCCCACACATTCAAAACGGTTGACCTGTCAGCGGCTGGTATTGTCGTATTGTTTACGATTGCCATTACTTCGTCGAACGTTTTGGGCTTCACTATACCGGCCGGATATGCCGCGCCACCGCCTCCACCTGCACCGCCAGATCCTTCATTTTTGCCGTTTCCACCGTTGCTTCCGCCGTTGTTTGCCTTAAACTCATAAAATCCACCCGCGTGGTCTTCAATCAGTTTATCAAATTCCAGGCTATGCCCGTGCCCGTCGTCTACAACTTTGCCGTCCTTCATTACCACAATGCGGTCGCCTTGCACCTCATAATCAAACTGTTTAAGGCCATCCAGGAAAGAACGTTGAATATTAGCGGCTACTTTGGCGTTTGCTGGAATAACCGGGTTCATGCCTGTAAGTTTCGCCAGGGCTTTGCTGGCTACTGTATTAAAGGTTTCGCCCTTTTTATACTGGTTTTCCCGCTCTGTTAATTTGGTTTCCCACTCTGTCTGAACCTGTTTTAACGCTGCTTTATGGGCTTTTTCAGCGTTCTGGTAAACCGGGTGCTTTTTTACATCGTCTTCCGTAACCTCTTTAGCGCCTGGTTTTGCCTTTGCCGCAATAATGGCCTCGATCAGATCGTTGCCGGTTGCGTCGCTTTCAACCTCGTAAACCTCGCGTAAGGTTTTTTCAAAGTCGGTTAAAACCTCCTTTTTCGCCTTTGCATATCCGTCTTGGAAAGTTTCGCCTTTTTTCGGCGTGGTGAGTTTTCCGATTCTGGCTACATCCCCCTCGATAACCTGGGTTTCGCCGTCTTCGTCCGTGGTTTCTTCTGAAAGAAGTTTATCAATTTCCGTCTTAGGCATTTTATAACCCTTGCCTAAAAGGGCCCGTAGTAATTTTTCAGCGTTTGCCATAACAAAAATAGTTGATTGTTTGAATTAAGAAAGTTTTTTTGATGCGGTGGCCGCTTGTTTTGCTTTCAGTGCCACCACTTCAGGCGGGACCGGTACCGTTATACGCTCAAAAACACCCTGAAAATCCAGGGTGTTTTTTTTGAGCTTCCAAAGTTCGTACGGTATATCAGTTACCTGTCCCGTTGCTTTATTGCGGATTTTTACCGTTTTCATCTTAGTGCTGTTTGAGCGCTTGTACTTCGGGCGGTGCTGCCACCACTTCCGTATACCCGTCTTTGTTGTTGCGACCTCCTAACAGCTTCCAGGTTTGAGCGGTAAACACCTGTTCAATACCCTGCCGTTTGGCCACTACATAGCCGGGACCGTATAGGCCTAATCTAATAGCATGTAAGCTGGCCGCGTCAGTGTTTTTAGACTGGTCCAGGGAAGCGTTTGCAGCTTCCTTTTGGCCTTCCATAACAGCCTTGTAAGCCTTGCGGGCAGCTTCCTGGGCTTCCCTTTCCCTTGCCTCGTATTCGCTTACTGCTGGCGCTTGTTGCAAAGCTGGCGCCTGGTTAGCCATTTCTTGGTTGGCTTTCCATTTAAGATACTCCGCATAATCTGCCGGCACACTACCTGCAGGGGCTTGTGCCTGGTTGGCTACGGGTGGCAGATTACTGCCAGGAAATTGGGTGCCCGCTGCCGGTTCGCCCTGAACGGTTTCAGTTTTGCCGGGCACGGTTTCGCCTTCTGGCGCCTTACCGGCTATTTCGGTGGCCTTGTCTTTTACGGCCTTTTGATCTACCGCGCCTTCGGCTGCCTTCAATACATCAGCTTCCAGGGCGGTGTTCTTTGGGTTAGTTTCCTTTGCCATTTTATGACTGTTTAAAAATGATGAAATACGAACCTACCAGGGCAATAAACAGCAATACCAGTTCCAGGTACCCGCCGTTTGCGCCCAATACTTTACGCACGGCCTTGTCCAGGGGTTGGTCGCCTTCAATTGCCCTTATAGGCCGGCGCCTGAACAGCTTTAAAGCGTATTCAAAGAAGATACGGCGATTAACAAGCAATGAAATGGCAGCCGGTAACACCTTCCAGGTAAGGCCCAGCGCCAGGGCTGAAACGCCCAACGCCAGCACGCAAATGCCGGCGTAATATATCCCGCTCCACCTATGCTCCAGGCGGTTAAGGGCTGCATAATTGGGCAGGCTGGGGTTCTTCATTGCTATAACATAGGTTTCCAGTTTTGCCTCGATCGTATTTATAACAATAAAAAACAGGTGTATAAAGGCTAAGATCATAGCGTTAATTTTTAGAGTGGGAAAAGGGCGTCCAGGTCAGTTTTTGCGGCTTCGTATTGTTCGGGGGTTAGTTTGGTTTCATATGCGCTATTTTTCACCATGCCATAAAACGGTAAAACTGTAAGTAACAGGCCCGCCAACCAGATAGCTAATAAAACCAACCAGGTGCCCTGCTTTACTTCCGCTTCCAGGTAACCGATATAAACAAACGTTCCGATTAGCATAATTAAAACGCCGGCCAGTGCCCAGCCCCAACG